CTCTACTTCTCCTATTGGAAACAAATTACTTGGTATGTATAAATCATCTCCACCCTCTACGTCTTGTAAACCTAGTCTTTCTCTTGCCTCGTTTCTTGTGATGATTCCTGCATTAACTCCTGCTACCACATTTTCATATACTCTTTTTCTTTTCTCTGCCATTGCAGGTATGGAGTCAAGGTCATATTTAAGATTTATATTTCCATCATAAAGTGGTGCTAAGTATTCATTTAAGTCAGACTCAACTCGTTTAAGAAGTGGTATGATTGTTTCTTCGTATAGACCAAGTTTTGCAGACTCCATGTTGCTATAAGTTTGGCTATCAGGTATTCCAACTAACTGACTAGGTACTCCAAACGCTAATGCTATCTCCCTTGCTGAGAGGTTAAGCAAATCTAAAAAGTCCATGTCTTTTGGATTGAGTCCTAGTTGTGTGTAATCAAAGTTACCCTCGAGTAGCATTGGTCTACCTGTGTTGTTCGTACCTTGAAATCTAAATTCTAAATCCTCAAGTAGTCTTGCTCGTTGCTCGTCAGTTAAACTTGTAGACATACCTGTCTCGTCTGTTGGCTCAAATTTAAGCATACCAGATGGTGTACAACCATTTTTAAGCAATGCTACGTTGTGCATACCTGCAAGATTATGTTGGTCTATGTTATAGGCACTTGCCATTATTGGTGACAGACCATAGAAGTCATCAAGTGGATTCCATAGTTTTATGTGTTTGATTTGACCGCCACCTGTTGATGGGTCGACTGGGTAAGATGCTTGAACTGTGCCATTAATTACATAATCGTATGATTCTGGAATCATATTTGTTCCTGCATTGATTCTCATTCGGTCTGGTCTTAACAAGTAAAGTTCTCTAGGTTTAATAGCACCCTCTGTGTCTCTAAGTAGATAAGAGTTACCACTAATTAATAAATAAGAATACATGGATACAAAATACTCAACTCCAGATTGTGTTGGGTTAGGTCTTGCTAACAACGATAGCAGTTCATGGTTGTCTAGTTTTATGTCGTCATCGTATACACATAAATCAACTGCTGATGCACTGTTTGCTATTAGCTGAATACACCTATGCACAATGGCATTATCTTGATAGCCATCTTTTGCATAGTCTTTGTAACGTCTACTTGAATTGGTTGAGTAGGCACTAAGTTTGTTAATCATCACTTTTGGTGATTCTTTTTTTTGAATGGTCGAATTGTCTGTCTTAAAAAACTTATCAAATATACCCATACTAACTAATCCTAAATACTGCTTTCCCAGAATTATTTTGCAATGAAGTTATTGCCCAAACTAAAGCATCAACTCTGTCATCATGTATCTTAGCATTATTACCTGTGAATTGGCACATCTGTTCTTCTAACTCTTTTAAGTCGTTACCACAATGCTTGACTCTTGATTGTTCGTAGAGTGAAACTATTGGCTCACATCTTACTGCTTTACCTCTTGTGGCTCTTACGCTTTGATAAGGAACTAAAGCATCTTGAGTCCTTAAAAGTTTTTCTATTAAGTCTCCACCATTATTAATCTCACTTATTATTCTATCTGCATCATAAGTTTTATACAACTCTATTGCTTTTTTTATCCATACATCAGGAGACGCTATGCAACTTGCATCTTTAAGAACGTAGAAATTATTTAACTTATCACGCCCTGCAACAACGATACCGGTCTCATCACTGTTTTGATTTGATGTGACTGCAGGGTCAATAGCTACAACTATCCTTTCCAAGTCTGGTATGCTTGTGACTCTGTTATTATCAATCATGTTGTAGTTGAATAAAGCACCATCTACATCTTCTAAAATCTCACCATACAATTCTTGTCGACCAAGCGTTGAACCCTCGTATGTATCCTTATACATTTGGATAGATGATTGTGCTAAGTTGCTCATGTTCTCAAAAGTAGAGCCACGAATAACCTGCACATCTTCTCGCTTGACCAGACTCTTAATGAGTGTGGTGGGTCTTGGTGTTGTTGTAATGATGCACTTGGGATTTTGTCCAAGTCTTAACGCCATAATCAGATTATCAAATGCCTCTGAGTAGTTCCATGATGCTAACTCATCACACCACGCCCTACTTATGTTTATTCCTCTTAACCTGTCATAAGACTCAGCAGGTATGCCAATGATAGTCGACCCATTATAGAACTCGATAGTAGCATCAGTCTTGTTGTATCCTTTGCCACCATATAACTCTGGTGGGATTAGTTTAATCAATCCACTTTCACCAGAGAACACGACACGTTTTAAATCAGAGTATGTGGGTGCTACTACTGACGTGGTCACACCATCATTGAGTAAACAATATTGGATAAGGTCATAAGCACCAGAGATAGTCTTACCAAATCCACGTCCCGCTAACATCATGTGAATGTTATATTTGGGGTCGTCAGATATTATCTGTTTAGGTCTTGCTTTGCTTATCCAATTCGCTATCAGATTTGTTGCTATCTTCTGCTGATAACTTAAACCCTCGAATGTCATGGACAAGTTTTCTGAATTTATCATTTTGCTCTGTTGTGTTTGTGACTTCTAGCACATCTGTCTCTTTCCACTTCGCTTGTGTCTTGAGCCAAAAAATCATTGCAGTTAAAGAGTTTTTGTCATTGCCACATGCAACTTTGAAAAGATTACCTGCAACCATCTCGGTTGCCTCTGCCTTACCAAGCTTTAACTCTTCACTGTAATACTTGTACAGCGTGGGTTTCGATATTCCAACAATGTCACATATCTGTTCATGTGTAATGCCGATACCAGAGAGTCGATGAACCATCCTTGAGTGTTCCTCTGATTTATTTACTATTTTAGGCATATATATCTTTTTATATAGTAAAAATAAATCTGTGTCTAGTAAAGAATCATCAAGTGAATCAATACCACAGTCAAAACTATATTTACTAAATCAAATGTAGTCATATCTTTAAGTCCTTTAGTTTATAATATACCCATATTGTGGCACATCAGTAAAAACCTGTCAAACAGGTAAGTAAAAATAAACTGTCAGAACCTTAGTATTATCAACAATTTAAAAAGGATTTTTTTTACTTTTAGCATGTATTAGTGGAATATCATCAATATCTCTAAAACTTCTAGTAGACGTGTCCCAGATTAAATTAAATTCTCCAAGATTACCTTGCACATTCATTTCCCTGACTTTACAAACTCTAAAATCAGTAAAACCCTTATCTACATCCCTGTTGACTATCATAATTGTATCGGATTTATTGAACCAATGACTGCTCCCACTGATGTCATATGCACTAGTCACAACATACCTACCATCTGCTTGTCTGATTTGTTTGTTCGGATGAGCAACCATAAAAGTAATTGTGTTTGTCTCTCTGTTAAATTTTTTGATTTTGCTGATTAGCAAACTTATGTGTTCGTCTTCTCGCAAGTTATTTCTTGTTGGATTGATTTCATTGTATGGGTCGACAACAATACCATCAATATCAAGATACTCAGCAGATTCATAACACCTAGACAGAACCCAGTCAATATCTGGGCTATCATCTGCATGGTCGATGAAATAAAAATGCTTTGATATAAAATCAAGTGAATTTGATAACTCTTTTTCATTGATTCTGTTTTTGAACATGAGGTCAAATGGTTTCTTGATAAACTTCTCACAAAGTCGTTTGACGTTCACAGCTAAAGAATGTTCTGGAGAGAATATAAGATATTTAAAACCATGGTCTCTTGCATTGTTCATAATAACGTCAGCAACAAAAGAACTCTTACCACTGTTTGGTGTGCCTGTTATCAAGTTAAAACTTGGTTTAATAAGTTTGAAATATGGTTTCATTGCCTCATATCCACAATCATATTGCTTGTGTGATTTTCCTGTATATAAGTCTTCTATTGCATCTCTCAAATCATCGACACTAAAGACCCCATCAATTTTTTTCATGTTATTTATCCTAGTAGAAAGTTTTTATTTTTTGTTCGTTTCTCAAACGTATGCTTTTTTTTATTTATATTAGTATTGTGTGCCACTGTGTCGTTACTAATTACCTTATTTGTCAGTAGTGCAGATTTGTCGCTACCCAAAATGTATATGTTATGATTCCACATATTTTTTCTTGGATGCTTAACGACTTTGATATAACCAGAATCTTTTAGTTCTTTAATATTCCTGTTAATAGTTCTCACAGAGCAATGACAAAGATTTGCTAAGTGATTTATACTTGGATAGCATCTGTGTTCATCGTCAGCATAATTTGACAACATGAGTAGAACTAACTTAGACATAGAACTACCGGTGTCCTGTTTTACCGCCCACGCCATTGATTCAAAAGACATACCTAGACCTGTGAATCGTAAAAATCGTTTGGTGTAACTTCTCCCTTGGTTTCTTTAACGATAATGTCCATGTGTTCTTTTCTTGGAATCCTTGTGCCATAAACATATTTATTTACAGTTGATAACGTGATTCCAGAGTCGACAGAAAAATCTTTTTTTGTCATCCTCATTTTCTTTATATATTCACTTAGTTTCATTGTGACTCCTTGATTTAGTGTTTTTTAGATACAAAATGTACTTGATTATAACCCAATATGTGCTAGGGTGTCTAGTTATATAAACTAACTTATGGAGTTATTATGAAAAAAAATAGTCCTGCAGAAGAACATCTGCGTGAGAAGGCAGAACGTCATAATGAACATTTAGAAATGCTTTTACTTGTTAGAAAAAAACTAGCTAACTCAAAAGATTTCTCTATGGACGGCACTGGAGTATATGGAAACTCTTATTTGCCATTACCAAAAATACTTAAACTGGTTGAACCTCTCTTAATTGAAAGTGGTTTTGTATCAAGTGTTTTTGAGTCAACAAACGCACAAGATGACCAAATGAACAGAGTGAGGTTTACTATGAGATTGCATTATGTGCCTACTAATGAAGAGGTATATAGTGACCCCATAACAATACCAATGGATAAAGTGTCTGCACATGGTAAGGTTGCAAGTCTGACTTATGCTAGAAGATGTCTGTATGAATGTATGTTCAATCTACCTAGAAAAGATGACGATGCAAAAGATACTATGAATGTTGCAGACCACCAAGACGCTATCAAGTCACATCAAGAGCAAATAGAAAAAATACAGAGAAAAGCAAATAAGAATGGTGCTAACTTGAAAGTAGACAAACCAAAAATTAAAACAACAACATGGGAGTAATTATGAACGACAAAACATTCAAAGAAGATTTAACAGACGCTTTGCAAGAGGCAAAAGAAAAACTTGACCGTATGTCAGGAACACTAAATGAGCCACAAGAAACTGATTCTTTAATGAAAGTAGGTAAAATTGATGATGGTTCACAATTTGGCAAAATGATTTGTGTGTTAAAGC